ATATCGATCGCCGTCAACAGCTGTTGATTGAATTACAATATTGTCAACCCTTCCAGCCGTCAAACCCAAAGTTCGATCTTCAAGAATCCGGTTTTGAATATCGGCGCCAAGATTAACAGCGCGTTTGGTGCGATCATAGTTGTTTGAACCACTCGTGAAACAATATAGTTGAAACGTCATTGATCCTTGGTATCTTGTCAAAGTCGTTCCGTTGGTTTGTGTTTGTGAAACGTATCCAATATACACTGAAGGGATCGCCGGTGCTTCCACAAATCTTCCTTTGTATACTGCTTCACTCATATCCAAACCACTGTAACCGCTCGAATAATCAGCGGCTGATCTGGTTTCGAGTGCTTCCCAAACTTCAATAATGATTGGCGTTGGCATTTTTACACTCCACGCGCTGAAAGTTGAAGTTTTAATATTTCATCAAGAAGATCTGGAAGTTCATCACGTTCTTCTTGAACTGCTCGACCAAGAAAAAAGAATGGTTTGATATCACTTGTACCAAATTCAAGATCTTCAGCATAGTCAACAACACCGCCGCCAACCAAACCACCGGCTTGAAGCACGATTCCAAAACCATCTGAAGTTTCATTGAAGCCAGCTTGGATTGAAGATCTCAACCGACCGGTCAACGGATAGTCACGCGTTTGGCCGGATCTTGTAACTGGACCATAAAAGTCATCAGTAGCGTTTTTCTTTCCTTTGGCTTCAAGGGAAAAACGAAAACGTGTCAACGCCTTGATCATATCTTGATTGAAGGTATTGGCGCGGCCATTCATCAAAGCGGCGAATTCATCAAGTAACATTGGACCACCTACAAAATTGATCGCGGTGATCTGAATTGCCAAAGAACTTGTTTGGCTTCTTCAGGGATGACCCGTGAAGACAAATTGATCGAAATACCAGCCAAGGCCATTGTATCTTTTCCTTGACTTTGTTTGGCGCGTTGAAGGTGTGAACAAAGAACACAAATCGCATGCTCAAGCGCCGGCGGTGCTGTTTGATATCCAGCATTACAAACAACCTTGTTGGCTCGATATCCTTTATAAAACGTATCAGGTTTCGACGGTCGAATAATCAAACGACCATTCACGCTGTCAATATCAATATTTCCAATCGTCAACGCGGTGTCACTTCCATACACTCTCAAAACATCGCTGTGAACACTGGTCAAGCTGTTGATTGGTTTGATATTAAGTTGAAGAACAGTTGGATCGCCGTGACTTGGTCCGTCAAAATACAACGTGTAAGTAGTCGCGGAAAGCTGGGCGGTTGAAGTTGAAGAAGAAGGTTTTGGGAAACCTAAATATTCAGCCACAACCGCTTCAACACGATCCAACATGTTTTGAAGTTCGGTATCCGATCCAGTATTTTGGCCGATCTCGGTCAAATACTCTTTCAAGGTGTCAACAGATACCAAACTCATAAATTATCCCCGTGCCAACTCAAACACTAGGACAACATCAAGATCCAACGCCAATCCGTTTCCAGTAGCGTCATAATTGATCGCCAACTCGGTTGTTGAATCAACTGTGGCGTCTTCAACTGGAAGAAGAACTTCATTGGTTGTAGCTGCTAGATCATCAGTTTGAAATGAACGTTCGACAACAACAGTTGAACCATTCTTGACTTGAAATTTAGAATAGTTTGTGTTGTCTGCAGTGATACCACCGCGTGAACAGATCACCACGCTTTGAAGTTTGGCGTTTCGGTCGCAAGGTATATTTCTCAAAACCGCGTCAACTGTCAAAGATGAACTTTTGATCGCTTCACAATATAATCTATAAGTATTCATTTGTTTATTTCTCCTTAGTATCCAGCATTATAGCCAAATACAACGTTCTTCTTGTCTGATTTGTCAGGGGTATCCATAACAGCGCGCAAAGTAGCGACGATCTCAATTGCACCGGCGCGGATATCTTTCTGTGTTTCCACCAAGATTCCACGGCGTAAATATTGATAGTAGCTTTCACGGGCAAAGATCAACATTCCGGACTTGTTAGTTGTGGCGTTGTCAAAAGCACCGGAAGCGTTCAGATCTGCACCCATGAAGCGAGACATGATCACCGGCATACCCATAACGGAAGCAATTTGACCACTCAAGATCGCGGCGCTTGGTCCGAAAACGTCAAGCGTCTTTGTTTCAGACATGTTCATGATACCAGATACCATGACTTCAGGTGAAACAACGATCACTTTGTCAGATACTCCAAATTCACCCATCTGACCAAGCATTGAAATAAGATCAGCATAGACCAAAGTCGAACCGCCGGCGCTTCCAATATCGTGAGTTGAAGATCGGTCACTTGCGATCTTTCTCATACCATTGAACAAACGTCGGTGATCGCTAGCTGTACCAAGACCAGTTGAACCCCAACGGCCACGGATATTCCAGTTCACCAAATCATCTTGGGCGCCGGTGGTGTCACCGTTGATCATACAATCTTCAAAAGCATCTTCAATATCTTGAGACAAAACATTTTGAAGAAGTGAAGTCATTGCGAAAGCGGCGTCTTCACTAGCTGCGTCGTCAACGATGATTCTTGAAGCCAAACCAGAAATTGAAATTTGCTTTTGGCTGGTTGCAATATCGCTAGCAGTATACAAAGCCGGATCGTTTGAAGTGATTTGGCCTTTAATATATGGACGTGATCCGCGATCCATTCTTGGCAACAACAAAGTTTGACGTTCAACTTCTTGAACCTGAAGAAGTTGACGTAAACCGCCGCGTTGTTGGAAAGACTGAAAGAGATCCGTTGCAAATTGATCGGGGATAAATTCTGCACCGGTGCCAGCTTGATCGTTGAACGCCTTTTGGATGGAAGGAAGGATCACTTTTGGAGCCTTCATCAAGTGCTTATACAGCTTTGAATCAGCGTTTGGTGTATACGGATCACGCATACAAAGACGGGCCAAAGTTCGCTTTTGAGTCATGTCCAAAAGTTCAGCGTGCCAATCATTGGCGGGGATCGTTGCATCCAACAAACCTTCTTGTTGTACTGGAACCGATCCGCGGCCGTCAATATGCTTCTTCACGGTTTTGTTCTTCAATACGATCGATCCATCTTCTTCACGATATCGTGAAAGAATAGAGTCATCGCCAATCGGTTGAACCGCTGGTTTTGATTCCACCAACGCTTTCTGGATCTTCTTGATCTCTTCAACCTTGGTTTCAAATTGTGCCATTTTATCTTCAGCGTTTTGTTGTTTAACAATCAGCTGGTTCAACGCTTCACGCGCTTGTTTTGGGTTTGAGTATTCCATTTGTGGATCTCCTGTTTATGATAGTAGGTAGTAAATTAAGTTTTTCATTTCGTCTTCATCGTGTCCACTTTTATCTTCTTCTTCATCGTGTCCACTTTTGTCTTCTTCTTCTTTATAGCCGTCTTCAATTTCTTCCATTGGTTCCATTGGTTCTTCATCAATCATTTCTTCCATTTCATGTTTTGCAAAATGGACGATGAAACGATCGGTTTCTTCGATGACTTCAAGAACGTGTTTGACTTTCTGAAGATCGGCCGCTGGTTTGGATAAAAGTTCAGATCGAACCATACGACGGATCATATCTTCAAGACCACTTGAAAAGCCTTTGGCAACTGCTTCACTGTTAGCTGGAATAGTCACGATCGAAACCTCCAAAAGTTCATTTTCTTGATAAAACATTCCAGACTTTCCAAACGCTTTGTGGTCACTTGGTAGATCTGATCGCATGGTTCCTTTTCTTGGTTGGAAACCAACTGATACCGCTTTCAAGAATCCTTGATCAACTTTTCTGGCAACGTTGGCGCCAAGTTCATCTTCAAGATCAAATTCAACGTCAATTTCAAGCTGGCCATTAACCACTTCAACATTTGAAGCGCGTCCAATTGGAAGCATGTCTTGACGATGGTTCAAAAGGATCACTGGATTATTCTTGAACGCTTCCAAGCGCCAAGAATCCTGATCAATGATATCATCATAACGATCTGAAGTAGCAGTTGAAGCGATGAACGACGCTTGACCAACCTTCTTTGATCTGATTTCTACAAATTTTTGAATCATTTTGAATCCTGTGGTATTGATTGAACTTTACAACAAAAATTGATCTGTGTCAAAAATGTTTATTCCAAGTTTATTTTCTAACCCTGAACAACTCTGAACACTCTTCATCAAAAACGTTCACGGTCTTGTTCTCTTCATTGGTTACAACTTTTACTGAACACGCTTTCAATATTTGAATTGTGTTGGCGATATTGGATATTTCTTCACACTCAGCGCCGGTGGTTTGCGCGTCGATCCCACGTTGTTGAAGTCTACAAAACATTTCACGACAAAGAAGATCGCCGTGGGTGTCAATATGGTCTTTTGAACAGCTGACTGAAACAAGATCGGGTGAAGTCACTTGTTTGATCACGTCTTGTTGACCACTGGCCACCGGATCTTCAACCACGACCACCGGCGGCGCGGTTTCTTCAACTGGTTCTTCTTTGTTCTTGGTGATCAATAGAGTTCCAACACCACCGGCCACAACACCACCCAAGATTGATATCAAAATTGTCGTCAACATACTTTCACCAAACACCGTTTTCACTTGTTCTTCTTCACTCATAACACCACCGGAATAACTGAACACCGGCAATTACAATCTTCAGCTGGATCACCAAAACCGGCTGGATACATTGTTTCACCGTTTTCAGTTTTCCAAGTTTCATCCACTCCAACACGTTGACCATCCAAAGCCGCGTGAGTATCTCTGGTATTTCCATCAAATGAAGCCAACCATTCTTTTTGAATATTCAAACCGGTTTCTTGACTTGCTTGACGATAGGATTCAACACTTGAACGATTGACGGCGCGGGTTGATTCTGTTCTAGCGATATTCATAGCACGTCCAAAACCAAACGCGGCGATCTGGTCAATGTTTTCAGCGATTTGATTGACACTTAAACCATTGATCAACCCATCTTGGACGGCTTTTGTCACGGCGTTGGCGGTTGTTGTGGAGATCTCCAACGCCAATTCTTCTTGAAGTTCGATCAAGATATCGCGGCCGCCAAACATCAAATCAAGCGGTTTTGGTATTCCAGCAATTTGGAAGATCTGATCAAGTTCAGCTGTTCCATTCAAGTTCCAGACACGTTGAAAAGCGCCGCCAATCGTGTTGAAAATGTGACGCCGTTCTTCAACGATCGCTTCAAGTTCACCCAAGTCAATGATTGATTTGGATTTGACGTTTTGACGGATCCTCGTTTGATATCTTTTGGAAGCATCTTGAAGATATCGTTTGGCGGCTTTTTCGATGATTCTTGACGCCGGTTCTTGACGTGCCTTGATCCAATATTCCCAACGGTCACGGCGGCGGCGCTGCTTTTGTTCTTCCAACTTTGCTTTCAGTTCATTCAATACGGCCTTCATTTTTCGTTCACCAAGTACACCAACCGCCAACCATTTGATTTGTGCTACGATACCAGCCACGTTTGAAAGATTCGGTGAAAGTTCAGGATCGTCAAACTGTCCACCGTCTTCAAAATGACGCGCGATCCATGCTTCACGTTTTCGAATTGCCATTTCTTCAGTTTCGGTGGTGGCTTCTTGGTTTGATCTGGTCGCTATTGGGTACAATCGCCGATACTGGTTGTTACCTTCGATATTTCCACCGGCTTTCCAGATTCTTGGCCAGTTGATCTTGAGATCTTCCGCGTACTCTGGATCAAACGTCTTCCATTGGCTTTTTTCAAGATCGACTGGTTGATCTTCACCATCAACAGGAAAATTTGTGGGGTCAACATCGCCAAC